TGGGGATGTTGAAGATATCAGACGTGATAATAGATCTGACGCTGTCTCTCCGGTCCACATTGTTTCCGAGCTTGTATTTGATCCTGCGCTGAGAGTTCTGAATTCGTTCCGGAATATGGTCATTTATTGACCAAAGCTCCTTAAACCGTAGAGAGTCTCGGTTATCAACATCCCTCTCTCCCCTATTAACGCCTAATAACTTAGACGATGTAGCCAGGAGAGCGTCCCCATTTACCGAGTCAAACGCTGACCCCAGGGTGATTTTGGTTGTGTCAGGGAGCAGCTTGGTACCAGCGTAAGCTTCCTTAATTATACTTGCCGCTTCAGTATCGTTCGCCGGGGCTGCCCCGCGTGACAATACTTTGGCCAGCTTTACAACCTCGCCGCGTTTCTTGTCGGCCATGCTCCGTGCGTACAGGGTGTCACCCCACGCCTCCCTGATTTTATCATCAGGAACGCCTAGCGCTTGAAGGACCGGGAGAAGCTGCACGTTCGAGGACCCATAAGTGACCAGAAACCGGCGCTTAGACGGGTCAAATCCCATGCGGAATCCACGGCCCTCGGCAAGGTTAAACTGGCTTTCAAGCTCCCCGTTGGCTTTTCTTCGGGTATACACGCCTGACTTCAGACGCCACTGGTTGTCTACTTGGTATTCTGTTCCGTCTACGATGTAGCTGTATCGGCGGGTTATCTTTGGGAGGCTCGCGACCTTGAGTCTTTTAGCCGTATCTATGGTTTTACCGGTCTCTTTGTTTATTAAAGAGAAGTCCCCGTAAAGGCCTTGCGCCCACGTCCTACCTCTAAGTCTCGCGTTCTTTTGGCTACTGATATCATCTAGGTCTACTTCCCCGCCAGAGTAGATTTTGTCTGCGACCAAGGCATGTTTCTTACCTTCCAAAGGAAAGAAGCTACTAATTTGCTCTATGGTCCCGTCTTCGAGGGCTTTCATCACCCTCTGGGGATCTAGAATATTCGACATTTAATCCTCCGTGCTAACCCGGCCTCCATATTAGGTATAAGAATTATGGGTAATACTGCCCTAAACAAACAGGAGAGTTTATATGAGTTGTTCCGCAAAAAATAGTGCTACAACGTATGTTAATACTTGTGCGGAAGTGGCGAACGCCGTTAACGCAGCGCTGGTACCTTCCGGCTAAAGAGAGTAGCAAATGAGTACCCGCGCACCAAAACCCATTGCTTGCGACGTTGCCAGCATGTGGTGCAACGAGCCAAAGAACTGCGGCGAGTGTATCCACTTTCTTGAAAACACTGGTTGTGTTGCGTGGGTATGTTCTGTTTGCATTAAACAAGTGGACCATCCTTCCGCATTCTACCAACGTGGTAGATGCGACCGGTGTAACAAGAAGTCCGCAATGTTAATAGCAATTCAAAACACATGATTAGATCTGCGCCCTATCAGGGTTCGCTCTAGATGGAAGCTTCTCGGGTAAAGGCTGCATAGTCTTTATTCCAGCGCCGGAAAGAGCGTTGTTAACAAGCATATATAGATCCGGGCTACTGGCGCGTAATTGCGCCATAGCTCGGTATCTATCTACTTCATTCATCTTTTTTATCTGTGAGGAGACACGCTTAGCTTGGGCGAACATGTCTACCATTTGGCCGGTATTTGCTGCCCCCATAGGGCTCTGATCCGCCCCTGCGGTAGCCTCTTCTGGGAGAGGTGCGCCCTGTTCTGGAGATGGCTGGCCGCCGCCCTGTTGATCGGGCGGAGGCGCAGCACCTTCTGGTCCCGGTTGCTGCGCTGCTTCCGGGGGAGCCCCCTCCTGAGGCGGTCCTTGTTGTGGTTGACCCTCTTGCGGCTGACCCTGTTGGGGTTGGCCGGGAGGAGGGGCCATTCCAGAGGCTTGCTGTTGCTGCTGGGCCTCCATCTGTAATTCTTGAGACTGGATCTGGTATCTAGTCTGGATAAGCATTGCTTCGCCCTGAGATTCAGCGTTGGCGATCATGCCCTCACGTTGTGATCTATTTAGCTTCTTACCCTCTTCGTGGATAAGCTCTTGCTCCGTGTCGAAGTTGAAGTCCCTCGACTCCAAGAAGCTTCTTCGGCTGATCATGCCCGCATTAGCGAGGTTCATATCAAAAGAGGCTCTCTGAATGTCATCAGCCATCTTGAAGGGCTTAAACTTGAGAGTCATCCTGGGCAGATCCAAGAATGCGCAAACGCGATCCCTGACAAATTCTACAAGCCTGAGCATGTCCTGCCGGTTTCCCAAGAACTCGTTCTCAAGGGCGCGTAGGTTAACGGATGCCCCAGAGTATTGCTGCTCTCCGTAGAAAAACCCTGTGGGGACGCCCATGCCTGCGATAATCTGGTCGTTATAGACTCGCAGCTCTTGGTGAAGGAGGAGGGATTTTCCCTGCCCGCCGATCATTTGGTACCCAATCGGCACAGGCATGACGGGGATGTGGTTGTTGTCCATCCTCCACTTTTTGATCTGGCCTGAGACCTCGTCCTGCCAATCCTGTAGATTAACGTGGGCGTACGGATTGTTCCCGTCCGTTGTGACTTGTGGGAACATTACTCGCATAGGAACAACGTGTTCCATTGCGACAGCTTCCTGCGCTTTCCGCAAGATCTGTAAGAAAAAGATGTCCTTCAGGACCGGGAGAATCAGAGGGGCTCCCCAGCCGCTATCCGAAGGGTCTCTAGAGACAGAGGCGCGTCGGCAGTGAAAAAGCTTAGAGCTTTCCAGGAGAATAGACCGCTTCTTTTTGAGCGACTCAATAAACACCTGTGGGATCGTTTCGATCATTGCCGGTTTGCCAAGCATGATGTCGTTTCTCATGTGCCTCGGCATGTTGTAGTAATACTGGCTCTGCCCTGTTACCTCATTGTACTTAACCGTGATGCTTTTTGGATTCCATCTAATCAGCCGTATCTGCTGGGCCGACTTTATTGGCTCATCCTTCACATCGGCGAGGCCTACGTGCATACATTTTTCACAGGTCATATGGAACGCGAAGCTCTTCCATTTGTACTTAACTTCACGGGCAGGGTTAGCGTCACCACAGTTGCGGCATTTTAGAACCTTCTTGAACGGGAAAGATACGGACACAAAAGCGTTTCCATACGTGTACCTATCCAGGTTTGTTTCAATCAGAAACTGCCTTAAAAGGAACTGTCCCTCGAACATGCTCCGATACATCTCAACAAGACCTTCGTTATCATCTTCGTAGATGAGGTCTGTGATCGGGTATGTAGCGAGCTTGCTTGTCACCGCGCTGATCAACGGGTTGGTTAGCTGGTAGTAGAGGCACCAATCGAAAGTTTCTTTAATTGTCTTGGGCAGGTAGTTCTGGGCGACATCGAAAAAGGGGCTAGGATAAAACGACTCTGGCTTCCCAATAGTCTTTGCTCTGGATCTCGCGCCTAAAGAATATCGACCCGTTCTATTGTTTGAATACGCCATACTTTAACTCCCTACGGAAGATGCTTCTTTAATTGGATTAGCAGCATCCTGGATGTTCCTTCAAGGAAGTCCTTTACGGAAAGTGTTTTCATTAGCTGCACATCACTATCATTATTACCATCAAAGGTTGGTTTGCGGTTCTTACGCAACGCTTTTTTGACGGACTCTTGTTGAGATATGCCATGCCCATCCAGAACGCTGGCCATTATACTGTTACACGGCTCCAGCGGGCCGGATCCATACACCATGCCGTAGTCAAGCATACAGGCGGAGACATACTTATAGACTTCGCTAGAAACCTTGGCCTCTTCTTTAATCTGCGCAAGCACCTCAAGGGCGAATGCTGCTCTATGGGGAGTGGGCTTCTGTATAAGATCAAACTTCGGTGGGACCCCGACCAATCCGGACGCAACAATGTCAAAGGCCTCCCAGCGCTCGTATGGCTGATCGGTTGTGTGACACATTCGAACGGCTTGGATCTTGTTCCTGTTCACCTCTGATATGGTGGAGTTCCACGTTCGTGCAATCTCAATCCAGCAGGTCTCAGGCTCCCAGGCGAGGTAGTCGGGACCAAACTCTTTCACCATGATCAGATTCAAAACAAGCGGGTGCACATCCTTATTTGTAAAGGCTGTGCGTATTACCTCATCAGCAGGCTTCCCAACTTGTTTAGTCTTCTCAGCTTTCATCAATCATCCGCGCTATAGCATTCCTATGGGTGACCGGTAGGCTTTTGAACACGTTTGCGGGGTCCTCTTTGAACTCCCCGGCAAAGTCCTCACCGAATGCATCAGTGAGTTTCTCAAGCCCTGAATCGTTCACCCAGGTGCTAATTGCGTCAGATGTATACTCTTTACCGGCAACTTCGGCAACATCAGTAAGCTGGTCAGCGTCAATTGTCATGCCGTGCGATGCGGTTTTCGATAGATCCCCATGAACAGCCTTCCATGGATCAATTATTACACGATCATACAGGTGGGTGATCTGGTGCTTCTGATCAAAAAGGGATAACTCCTCCGCGACAGCCTCTGGATCGAGGAATTTTGACTGGGAGGTCTTCTGTAGCTCATCAAGCTCACCGGCTGCTGCCGGATCAAGAAGGACCAGCTTTCGTGTGTCCACCGCTACATCAAAGTTGGCTCCGACCCCGGGCTCATCGCTGGACAAGTAGTCCAACAGCTCTTCTGGGGCAGCCTCCATGAGGCCTGCCTCCTTAACCTGCATAGCCAACCGGCTCTTGCCTCGGGGGCTTAACTTAGAGAAGGCGTCCTCAACAAGCTCCATGGGATCATCTTCACCACCAATGCCGAAAAGCTTCTCAAGGGAGATGTTGTCACCTTCCCCGCTGTAGCCAAGCTCCATTGAGGCTGTCTTGGTTAAGTCCTCCGGCGGTGTGAAGCCGAAGTCAACCAGGGCATCGTTGATAGCTTTTGCTGCGGTCTTCTTGATTCCCTGAGGGAGCTTGTGCCCGTACTCTGAGAAATAAACCGCCGAAGCTACCGCGTTGCCCGCGTCCGAGACCGGGTACTTGTACACGACCCCATGGTTTGTATCGGCCACAACAGCATAATCTCCGTCATGCCGTGTTGCCGGGTTAGAGAGATCCGTTGCGGTTTTAATCACCGGAGGGATCCCTTTGCTGCCCATCTCCTTTCGGAGCAGGAGCCCGTTATCGTCGTAATGGTCGTAAGTACCTGAAAATTCTGTCATGCCGTATCTCCACAAGGGCTAGTTGCTTTTTGGTATAAGCACCATGCTAACCACACACAATTACACTAAACCCGGAGGCCAGTGAACATGTCAATTGATGATAATAGATATACCATTAAAGTAGAAGTACCAAAGGAGTTACGAGACCCGCAAGGAAAAGACTTCCTTGAGATAGCTATAGACGGCTTTGCCGATATGCTGTCAACCATTTCTCACCAACTCCGATCACAAGGAAATAATAACACGTCTAACCAGATCGCAAATCCAGAAGATTCAGAACAATACCTTCTTGACCAAGATCAAGCTTGTGACAAAGAAGATCCTGTCGTATACAAAGATAGCTGTCAAGACAGTACTGTTTGTGGCAAGGATTTCGAATCTGATGAGGAGTGATCGTGGGAGAGTTGACGAGTCACTTTGGAGGGCTACTCCAAGGACTGAGGCTGGAAAGGGGCTATTCCTGTAGAAAGTTTGCAATCGAATGCGGACTCAGCAGGGAGACCGTCCGCCAATATGAGGCGGGCGTGTCGGCCCCCTCCAACCAAAGTCTAATGAAAATGTTCGCCGCTCTCGGCGTAAACCCTGAAGTGGATGAGGACGCAAAGAAACTCATAGCTGCTGTATGCAAGGCTAGGACAGAAAAAGTGCTAGCCAAAAAAAGAGCTTGTGGCCCCGCCGCCAACTCAGAGCTTAAAAAATTCATCACAACTGAACAGATAGACGAGAACAAGGTAGACCAGCTAATTAACTTGTTTTTCGAGCATCTAGAGGGCTCCAGGACTGAAAGTCTGGAGTATTTTATTAAACAGAGAATAACAAAAATTTTGGAGGACTAACTTGGCTACTAAAAAGAAAAAGCCACTATATCTTCCCGAAACAGACTCTGGTGAAGCTCTTTCCGGGGCGCACCGGTCTGCTTGGATGTGGGTCCCTTCGGAAGAGATCCCTAATAAAAAAGCGCTAATAAACGCGTCGAAAGTCATCTCCGTCAACGAAAGGACTGGGGAAACTAACACTTTCTCGCTTGCACGTGACCTGGGAGATTACGTTGTAATAGCTAGGCACTTTTTTACGGAAGAGGAGTGGAAAGAAAAAATTGGAAAGTGGGGCGAACTGCGCCTCGAAGATTCTCTAGAGAAGTTTGATTTTGGGGACAAAATTAAACCAAGAGACGCGGACCAGCAAAAGGCCTGGGATGC